CGGTGTAGGTGGCCTGCCCAGTGACAAGTGGAACCGTCACAAGGTCAACTTTCCACAAATTGACCCCTTGGTTCGCCCAGCGGGACAGCAACATGTTGCTTGCCATGCGGGCGCTCTGCATATGCTCCTGAAGCACACTCGTGCCCCGAAGCCCACACAAATTGAACGCATAGATGACAAGCTCACCAAGCGACGGATTGAACGTGTATGTTCCGCTGGTCGTCATGGCTCACCTTAGTAAGGGGCATTACCAAATTGCGCGAGCGTCATCGTTGTCGAGCCAGCGCCCGCCGTCTGCTTGATGCGGATGAACGTAGGCGTAGCCACCACAACACCCTGCGCGCTGGCAGTCTTGGCGACAACAGCGGTATCAGCGCAATTGATCCAAATCATGCTTCCCACTGCAACGGGGTTGGTGGGGCTGTTGGGGTCGTCCATCGAGGTCTCGACCGTGTAGGTCGCGGTTCCCGTGACGTTCACCTGAATGATGGTCTGAGCGTTGGCCCAGCTATCCATGCGAACTGAGCGGCTGTAGGTGGTGCCGCCAGAGGCGTCAGTAGTGGAAACGGTAATCGGCTGCATGTTACTTTCCCTTCATGCGAGACGCTGCGGCATTATCAACAGCGTTGGGATAAGGCCGACCAGCCGCCCGCGCCATAGCCTTGGCAGACTGCTTGTGCTTGCGGTCCAGATGCTTCACCTTGGCGTCCTTTGGGGCTTCTTTTTCCCAAAAAGGTTGATCCTTTAGCATTTGACGTTCCACTTCTTTAGCGCCAAATTGATCCGGCTATTAGGATCATGAGCAGTTTTAGGAGAAGTCAGTTTCTCCTTCATCCCACACATTCTAGCACGGAAACTATCTCGCCGCGAACCCCCTTCTGGCTGGGGTCGCTTGATGTCATGGCCCTGCGCTTTGAGAGATGCGCGGCCCTTTTCGTTCAGCCCACCAGACGGGGCCTTGCCTTCTTTGCGGGTCCAAGCTCCAGACATTGCCATCCCTCATGGTAAAACGGGGGCACTGAGGCCCCCGTCCGTTACACTACAACTAAGTACGCAACTTAGATGTCCGAACCCATCGTCATCTTCTCAAGCTTGCGGCCCTTAGCAGCCGTGCCCTTGAGAGCGGACGAGAACGGGCTCTGATCCGAACCAGCGCGGCCACCGGCCTTGCGGGGCTTGCGGCCGGCATGGGACATGGCCATGTCACCCTTCACTTTGCCGCCAGCCTTACGCTCGACAGCTTCGCGGTTCACATTGGAGTCCTTGGTGTACTCCATGTTCTTCTTGTTAACATCCTCGGCGGCCAGATTACGACCACCCTCTTCACGCTTCTTACGACCCTTCATAGTAGCCTCCTATGGCTGAGATTAGGCGTTTTCAGCTTGGATGTAGCGAACAATAATGTCGCCCACGCCAGCGCCGGTATTGGCAGACAAGACATAGATAATCACGTCCGTCGAGCCAGTGTTTGACCAAAGGGCCGTGCGAGTTGCATCAGCGCCGGGGCCAGCCGAAGCCTGCCCAATGGTGCCAAGGCTCTGACCCACAACAAGCTCAGTTGAGGTCGCACTCGTGCCAATGCTAACCGTTGCCGCAACACCGTTCCAAGCAGTCGTTGTCAAGAACTGAATGTTCAAGATGTGGCTGTAGGCCGGGATGCAGATGGCGGTCTTGTACGCAGTAGCGGAGCCCGCCTGCGTGATGGATGCGGTCTGGGCCATAGCAACGAAGCCAACATTCTTAACCGTACCGGCTGTGGTGCCGGTCGTGTTGAGAACATTGCCCGCCTTGATAGGGCCGGTAAATGTTACAACTCCCATAGGAGCCTCCTGCACGAGGTGTCGCGTTGTCTGTGCAAAGTCCGCTAGGCCGGTCTACGCGACTGATAATCCTAGATAAAAGGCGGGGTTTTTGGCCCCGCCTCTTGGCATTAGGTCGGGAAGCTTCCGTAGATCGCACGGAAGTTATAGTAGGCGAAGCTGTAACGCTCGTAACCCTTGACAAGAAGATTGTCAGTAACAAAGTCGACTTGCATGTCGGTTTCGAAGGAAACTCGCTCCATATACGACAGGCCGTCAATGTTGGTCAGCAAGAACCAAGCAGAGGCGGAGGTCAAGAAGTCGTTGACCATGTAGCCCTCGGGGAGGCCACCTGCCGTTGTGAGGATCGCGTTCACGTCGTTGTCCGCAGTGCCGGGGCGCAGTTCCGTCTTGGTCAGACGAATAGCGACAGGCTCAAGCTGCGGGGGAACCACGAGCTTGCGACCGCGCGCGAACACCTTCAGACCAGCCTGATCCTTGAAGTTCGTGCGGATGGCGATCATGCCGTTAAGCAGGGTGGACTCGTTGAGGTCAACCTGCACAGTGGGGGTGTTCGCAACCGTGCCACCATCAATCGGATGGTCAGTAGCGCACAGAGCCTTGCCGTCACCGCCGATGGCCGCATTGTAGGTCGTGGCGGTGTTCAGCACGTTCGCGCCGTAGATTTCCTTGGTCTGCTGGAAGGACTCAATCAGACCGAGGTTCGACGGATGGAACTGTGTCTTGTACAGGTTGTCATCAATCGCCTTGCGAGTGATGGCATAGCCGAGAGCGATCTCGGTGTGCTCCTGATTGTAGACGTAGCGTTCGCCAGCCGAGTTGTCGAAGGAGGTCTGGCCACCTTCGGTCTTGAGCTGGGCGAGGCCGAGGTAACGCATTTCAGCGGTACGCTCCAGCGCCATCTTGGAGTCGTGCTTCGTGAAGATCTTGTCGTACTGCGACGGGATCTGCTCGTACTTGCCTTCAATTCCACGGAGACCGGGAAGGAGAAGGTCTTTAATCGCTGAGAGATTAACAGCCATTGATCCTACTCCTTAGATGCCCGTGAGGGACTTGGTTGTGACATTGTTGAAGCCAACAATGACCCGGTTATAGGCGCCGGACTCCGTACCGGCAGAGCCGGGCGGATCAGTCAGGAGGCTGATAACGCGAAAGGGAAGGGTCGAAGTCGTATCTGCGCTGTTGTACACAACGTAAGCGCCAGACAGGCCGTTGGCGGTGTTACCCGTTCCATAGGCAAACTGGACGTTGGCGTTGATCGCAGCGACGGTGAGGCCGGTCGAGGACGAACCGCCAACCATTGCAACGAACCGAGCGTTTGGATCATTAACGATGTAGCCCTCGACCGTCTGGGTCGAGGCAACGTCAGAACCGGGCCAATAGTTCGACCACACGGTGCGCTTCTGAGCGACCGAAAGGTACTTGCAGCCGATAAAGACACCGGCAATGCCGTCAGTGCCGGGGGTGCCGACAGCAACGCCACCAGCGGCGGTGGGGAATACGGGATCGCCGTAGTAAATTGCAGAAGCGTTATAGGCAATCGTCACCGCAACCTGCTCGTAGGTCGGGGCAGAACCATTGCCGCTGGACTGGGCAAAACCGAAAGGCGCGTTTGTGTTCGCCATGACGGGCTCCTTTTTCAGGGGAGTTTCCGCTCATCGCGCAACGGGGCGACTAGGAAACGGGCAAGTTATCTCTCCACAACGGGGGAGAGAAGATCATCAAGACCTTAAAACTATTTTAGGACTAAAACCTCACAAATGTAAAGGGGGGCCTAAAAGCCCCCCTAAACACCATTTTGGGTCAATCCTTTGGAATTGGGATTGGCTCGTAACTCTTTGAAATCCTTGGTTTTACCTGCGCATGATCGCGGTGGCCAAGGCCCCCTTCCGGCGTTGACGCAAGCTGCGCCTCCTTTTGCCGGATCTGATTGCGGGCCCGCTGCCTTTCGATCTGACGGGCTTCTTCCGTAATCTCAAGGGGACGCTCCATTAGGACCAAGCCCTTGCGCTCAATGATCTGATACTTGTTATCATCGGGCATCATTGCGGGATGGCGGGACGCCGGGACAGGCTCCCATCCCATGCGGGAAAGCTGGACCTGATAAGCAGGGTCTTCCATGCCAACATTGGTCTTGCGCTTCCACTCATAGCTCCAGCCATCGGGAATATACTCAGGCGGGACAAAAAAATCGTCCGTACCCTGATCCATATTGCCAATATGGCCACGCAATTCCGCCGCACGGCGGGCTGCGCGGTCACGGGAGCTTTCTTCACGAGCAACAGGCGCAGCGGCCTCATTAATGGCAATCTTACCAGCCAAAAGACTGCGCGGACGCCCAACGGGGCGGGTTTCTTCGGTTTCCATAGGTCAACTCCTAGTTGAGCTTGCCTTCTTTCTGAAGGGAAAGCTTGTTTTGCGCATATTCCTGATTGGTCATGCCCATCATCTGAGCCATTTCACGCTCTGCGGCGCTTAATGTGACCCGGTTTGGGTTGCTACCCGTCCCAT